GATCTTGCACTTTGCAGTTGTGCATATCTACCGGCAGCAGTCTGTCCTTGTGTTGAATACTCCATAGTTAGTAATTAAGGTTTCCACTACCTGTATTAGGATTACGAGCAATACGAAGAGAAGACGTACCAAACCTTCTACCCACCCTTGTACTTCTTCTCCTTCTTCGAGATGGAGCAGCAGATTCTGTTCTCTGCTGTCCTCTTACCGTAGTACCAGGTGCGACTGTCCTATTGATGGTACGCATCTTGGGTTCTGGTTCCTGTGGTGCCGGTGGTGTTGGAGGTCGAGTAGGTGCAGGTGGATCTACCCTTGGTGGTGCTGGTCTCTGTAAATCAACAATATCTGTAACTATGTCTTGTTTTACCTGCATATTTCTAGTGGGAGCGGGTGGTGGAGATGGTACTTGGACTCTGCGTGGTGGTGAGGGTCTTCTTACAATTGGTGCTACACACATAATTAAGCAACTCCTGTTCTACGACCTGTAGGGCTAGTTTTAAATTTTGTTTTTAATCTAGCACGAGCCATATTTTGTGCCTTGGCTCTATTAGCTGCCAAGTTTTTCTTTTGCTGTGCTGTTTTATTTCCACCACCTGTTCTTGTTAACTTCTCTTCTACTGCTGAAAGGTTAGGATCAACGTAAGTTCCTTCCTTCTTCTGTCTTTTTATTTTAAGTTCTTCTGTAGCTCTTGCTGTATTTTTTGGATTCTCAATACCAGTTTGCATACCTGTCACAACAGGAGGAGAGTCATCAAACTCTGGTTTTGGTGGTGCGGTACGTTGCGAACTTCCAAAGAAACACATAATTAATACCTCAAGTCAGATGCACCTTGATTTTTTCTCAAGGGTATTCTTAGTTGTGAAGTACCTAATCTTCTAGCACGTTGTTGTCTTTGTCCTGTTCTTTTACGTCCTGTTTCACCTGTGGTCTGCTGACCTGTAACACTAGCAGGTGAAGGTCTACTAGGAGCAGGTCTTGTTCTATTATCACCGACAACAACTCTTTCAGCAGTCTTTTCAGGCTTTGGTGCTGTGGGCCTTGGTTCTGGCAAAGGTGGTGGGGAAGGTCTGCTAAAAAAGCACATTGCTAATTCT